CCTGGCCCCGCATCATGGGGTTGGGGCCACGGAGTCGGTAGGGGGTGCCATCCTTATTTTTCAGACCCATGAAAATATATACCGCACACTATAGATAAATGTGGAGGTTCGATGGCCCTAGTTGTCCCCGACGTAGCTGAAATCATCCTGCTGAAGTACATTATCAACCAGAAGCAGCCGGATGATCGCATACTGCATCTCTACACGAACAACTACGTCCCTTCGGACAGTACAACGTTAGCCAACCTGACGGAAGCGGACCCCGCCACTGGTTACCAGTCGCAAGTCCTCAACGGTGCCACCTGGAGCGTCACGCAGACAGCAGGCGTAACAACCGCGACCTACCCCGATGTAACTTTCTCTTTCACGACCGCAGTTACCATAGTCGGTTACTACGTTACTACATTATCTAATTCTTTATTGTGGGTTGAGATATTCTCTAACGGCCCCTTCGCGCTACCAGCAGGTGGCGGGCAGCTTGCCGTAACCCCGACTTTAACCTTAGACTAAATATTTATGTTGGCAAAAAACCCAGGCGACGAGCCTGGGTTTTTTGCGTTTGTGGGGCTTATATACGTCACTATGCTACGATTCACCCAATGGCTGTTTGTTGTTGAGTTGGATTTGCGGATGAATCCAGCCTATTCCATTCCGTTATTCGAGGCCCGTAAGGACGTTGCCTGGGAGGCGCTTCGGGAATACGACCGCGAGTTTGTGAAGTGGATGCGGGCATTGGTCCAGGCCAGGGTCTTCACTGACCCGGATAACGAGTGCGAAGCCAGGGCACTCGCCAGGATGCCTGTTGTCGTGGCGACCCCAGAGGGTGAAAGGGAATGCCAAGGCCCCAGGGTCACGGCGGCTCAGGGATACAGCTTTGTCAACGCAATGCAACAAGCCGCCATTGGTCCCAGCCGCATGTCCATCGGCAGTCAAGACCTGTTGGACGGTATGCAAATGGGTATCTGGGGCGTTTACCGGAAAATGTTGGACCCGAATCTTTATAGCGGCGGCAAGGCGACTTACGAAAGTAAGTACCCAGGGTCCAAAGAACACGGTGGCATCACCGGCACGATCCGTTCGGTGGCCGCTTTGGAAGCTGCCCACGAGGCACGCAAGCTGGCGGGGCGGGTCGATGAGAAGCGGGTGGCCGTCATGAGTAAGGACGACCCGGAAAAGGAATTGTTCCGGGTGTCAACCAAAGATGCCAACATCTTTGTGAAGCGTGGCGAAGCCGTCTGGATCAAGAAGCCCACCAGGATTCAGGCGTTGGTAGACAAACTCGAACCGCCGGGTGCCATGCCGACCGTCGTGCGAATGGGTGAACTTGAGAAAAGCGGCGAGCGCGCTTTCGACCCCGCCGCGCGGGAAGAAGGCGAAGTCGAATTGGGCGATATGCAGCAGCACACCATAACGACTCTTCAACGGCAATTGGCGGACGAACACGCATCGCCGGACGCTGGCGGCAAGCACTGGCAAAGTCGGGTCAACAGATTATCGTGGGCGTTGGAAATCGCCCGTCGCATGTTTGACTACAGAGGCATCAAGATGCCCGAAGTGATGCGCCGAATGCACCAGGAAGTAGAACGTGGTCAGCAGGTCAACTTCCCCACGCCGCTCCCCGATTCCTGGTTACAACGCGGGAAGCTCCAAATGCAACTTGCCCAACTGATCCGGGACGCCACGGACATGGAAACGGAGTCGGTCGAGTTGGCGCTGCAAGAATTCCGCAAGTGGTTCTATATACATTCATGATTTGCAAGCCGGACGGTACGCCGTACACCACGCTCGGCAGCCGCCAACAGTTTGATGACTCTGCACCGGAACATGCCCTGTTCAATCAGTGGGATCAGGAGGCCATCAGAATGGGTGGAACTCCAATTTACTACTACGAGATGTTCATTAGCAGCAACACCATCGACCCCATGTATTTGGAGGCCAGAGGCAAGCTGTTCTCCAACAATCCCGTCGAGCTTTGGGGCCTGTACGAACCGATCCCGGCACAAAACGCCCAGACCGCCTTCGGCATCGACGCCCCCGACGAGATGACCTTCGAGTTTAACTACCGGGCGACCCTCGACGCGATTGGCTACCCGCCGAAAATCGGCAGCCGCTTATTCACGCCCTTCCTGAAAGAAAATTGGGTCATCATCCAGCGTGCCCTGGGTGAGTTCAAGATGTGGGGCGTGGTTCGTTTGAACTTGATCTGCCAGCGTTACCAAGAGTCCACCACCACGGGCGAGGGCAAAATACCTCAAAAGGACGTGGACTACAAGATCGTCTGAGGGGGAGCATGAAGTCATTCTACGAGTTCTACCGGCTCATACGGGAAGCCAACGGCGCACCCTCCGGCGGCACCACCACCAACGATGCGGGCAACACCGCCAGCCCTCCGGGGCCGGCGCAAACCGCGAGCATGGGCGCGTCAGCCATCCCCAAGGGCGGTGCCTTGGCCCCTCCGGCACATCAGGCTGGACCGGCAGACGCGGCGGCGGCGATTAAGGACGCAATCGAGGCGGTCACCAAAGTAGAAGACGCCCTGAAGACCAACCCAAACCAGGGCGGCGTCAAGCAATTGGTCCAACAAGTCGGCATGATGAAACAGCAACTCCAACCGATGCAGCAGGCGTTAACCGCCATGCAAGAAAAACTGGACCAGCTTCAGCAGCCAACCGCTCAGCAGGCCCAGGACCAGCAGGGCCAGCAAAATCAGGCGGCATTAAATACCAGCGCCCAGCCGCCGCAAGGACCGCCGGGGCAAGCGCCTACCGCCGCCATGAACACCCCCGGCCCCGGAATGCCACAAGGTTAACGGTAGATGAATTCGATGAAGACTTCCTGCTTATGAATCTTGAACAGGACGATGTGGGGTAGTTTGGGCTTGGGCAGGTAGGCGCGAATTTCTTGGATAAAGACCGGGTAACGGCGTTCCCGCTTTTTAATTCGGTAGGCTTTCATTTTCTCCTGACGAGTTTTCGTGGCAGTTTCCGCCGCACGGCCTCGGCCTTGGCAGATTCGATGGATTTCTGGCTTTGTTCGGCTTCTTCAAGGAACTTATCCACGCCGGCCTCCCCGCCTTTGGCGTAGACGGTACTCAAGACCTTGTATTTATCATCGAAGCATAAATCCTGGTGGTCCCGCCAGGAATTCTTGGAGATTCCGTGGGCCACCTTATGGATGCGAGCGTCCCGCATGTTCCGTTTGGTAGCCTCTGCCGAGTCCATTTCCTTCACGTCGTAGGTAACCCGCTTAGGCAACACCAGCACTTGCGCATACGCCTCGCCCTGGCGAAAGATGTGCGTCTCACCGGCCAAAGGTGCGCGGAAGACCACGAAGAAAACTTTTGGCCACCAGTCCCCCTGAATGTGACCGCAGACCGGCACCGGCACCGTCCCGGTACGGTCGGTGTAGAAGCGGGGATGCGGCTCGATGCGGACGACGTAGTTGGGAGGGCACTTGATGTCAAGTGACGACGTGAACCCATAATGGCCGGGGGCGAAGTTCCCAAAGGGCGGTAACTTCACACCATCCGGCGAATACTCCTTCTCCCACTCCCCCTCGAAGACCACCTTCCCGTCTACGTTGCGCACCCGACATTCGGTATCGAAGGGGTAAATCAACTCCAGTCCGTAGGTGGAGGCTTCCACGAAGGGCGGACAGTGCCAGGGTTGCGGCACGTCTCCATCCGAATGCCCATGCGAGTCACCGGCCCAGCCGGGGATTTGCAGCTTGATGGGCCGGGGCGCGATGCCCTTATACCACTTCCGGTACTTTATCTCGACCTTATCCATATTTTTGCTCTTATTACAGCTATCTACCTTATTATATTGAGGCACCCATGAAGTCCGTTGGACCAACCATCACCGACCCCCAGAAAAGCCTAGTAGAATGTGAGCCGAAGGGTCTGCCACAGTCCGAGAACATTGACCCACCGCCGCCGTACTGCCCGCAGCCTTGCACCCCGAATCCGAACCAGCGCGACCCCGGCTCCGAAAAGGACAGTTGGCTCGAAGAAGTTCTGAGCAAGCGAGTGCAACTCGGTTCGAGTGGCCTTTGCGACCCGATGCAGACGGGTCAGATTATTAACGACCTGGACAACCCGCAGCGCAACGTCGTCTATCGCTACTCCAAAGCACTGCGCGGCTGCGACGAGGCCGTGATGGATTTATTCAGGAATATCGTCGTCATTGACGAGGACGGCATCGCCCATCCGGTGCCGATCATCTGGGCCACTCAAGAACGTGCGGTCCTGGCGGTGGTTCAGGAGAACTTCCGTAAGGACGAGACGAACGTGGTGGACCGCATCCGCCTGCCGATGCTCGCCATCTCATCAACCGAGTTCGCCTTCAACCAGAACCGCTACACCTACCACAAGGCGATCAACTACCTGCGCGACTACAACGACAAACCGGGCTTCACCATCAAGGAGAAGTTCGAGCGGGACACGATTTTCGGGGTAGCGCGGGGCCTGCCGGTCGATATTAGTTACACGCTCTACGCCTGGACGCTCTATCTCGAAGACATGAACCAGATTTTGGAACAAGTCCTCTTAAAATTCAGCCCGATTGCATACATACGGGTAAGAGGCGTCACATGGGAGGTCGGCGTCAAGATAGACAGTGTAGCTAATAACCTGGAGACGGAGCCGGGCGACAAGAAACTGCGAGTGATAAAGTTTCAGTTTAATATCAAGGCTGAGACATATATACCGCAACCTATAACTCGGAGCAAGGCCGTCCTGAAGACGCGAGTGGAGTTCGTAGACGGAATGACTGAACAGAACATAACCCAGGTCATCGGAAGACTTGAAGAAGCCGTTAAGGAGCTTGAATGCTAGAGATTCGGAACAAGAGCAAATTTCCCGTGCAATTGATCGTCCGGTCACGGATGGCTCCGAAGGCATTTACCACGCTCAACATTCCCGGCGTAGGCGCAGGAAAAAACATTTATCTTTTAGAAGATGAACGGGCCACGCCATATATAGAGCGTGTCGAGAACATGGGATTGATTTCCACAAGGCATATACCAAACAAGTTGCGAAAGGGAGAATAAGACTATGGCGATATTACAGGGGTTTCCGCCGTCGAACACAATCAGTCCGAGTGTTCGTATCGCAGAAAAAGATTTGAGCTTTATAGCTCCTGAGCAGTCGTTCCACCGTGGTGGCTTAGTCGGCTTTGCGAGCAAGGGTCCGATCAACTCACCGACACTGATTAACACGCACGGTCAGTTGAACACGGTCTTCGGCTTCCCCCACCCGGACGTGGGCGACCCGTACCTAATTTATGCCGCCTCGCAGTACCTTTTGACGGCGAGCGAACTGTTCGTTGTCCGCGTGGCGGATACCGACCCGCTTTCCGACCAGCAGGCCACGACCGCTAAGCTCGACATTCTTGCTGCTGGTACGACCATCGACGTGTTCTCGGCAACCGCCGGCCCGTATTACTTTGAAGGCGAGGTCGGTGGCAATCCGTATGACTACTTCTTCCGGTGGCGGCTGAACGGCGTCCTCTCATCGAAGACGCTGGTAATCCTCAATGACGCACATCGTCCGGCCCCCAACACCAATAAAGCCTGGGAAACGGTGGATTTGGTGGCGGAATTGAACTCGCAGTTGGACCTGATCCACGATGGTATCGAGTTCTACACCTACGCGAGCGGTGGCGAAAACTACCTTGGGGTGAAGACCACCTACGCTTACGGTCCTAGCAGTTCGCTGGAATTTGTCTCCGTGCAGAACGCGGCCTACGGTGGCCCCCTGGTTACGGCGGGTGGAACCAATGTGTCCGGCCTGGGCGTGGGCATGACCCCCGCCAGCAGCACCGGCGCGAACACGAAGTATCCGGTTAACGGTTACCAAGCCGCCGGCACCTTCGACTTCACCGGCCTTACCGGGATGAACCTCCAGATCGTGGTTGACGGCACGGACAACGTGCTGATCGACCAGACGGTACAGACCGTCGATATGTCCAGCCTGGAAGGTGGACCCCAGGATATTGCTACCATTGTTTCGACTTTGAATGCCCAGGTGGCATCGCTGCCCGGCGGATTCGAGTTCTCGGCAACTGGCAACCAACTCACCGTCACTACCCTGACCGTGGGTCAGGACGCCCGGCTGTTGGTCAAATCCACCAGCACCGCCAACGCGGTCTTCGGGTTCGACAACGCGACCGAAGTGGGCACCAGCCCAATCATGGTGACCGGCGACACCGGCATCGAACAAGCCGGCATCGTAGACGGTGCGGCTAATACCACTGGTTTGATTACGTTCCAGATGCAGGCTGACTCACCCGGTATCGACGGCAACGCCACTACTGTCATTGTCACCAACGACATTCTCGGCGGCACCTTCCAAATGATGGTTTACAACAACGGCGTGAACGTCGAGTCCTGGGGTAATTTGACGAAGGACGGCTCCAGCAGCTTCTATGTTGAAACCTTCCTGGCCCTGACCTCCGACTTCATTCGGGTCATCGACAATCCTGCCGTATTGGCCCCGCCCGCCGACAGTGGCCCGAAGGGCTATACGCTTGTAGGCGGCAGCGATGGCATCCCGATGGACCCTGATGACCAGGACAACCTGTTGATCGGCAGCCCGGTCGCCTTCAGTGGACTTTACGTCTTCAGCGAGCCGGAGCAAATCGACATCGACCTGTTGGCATGTCCCGGCCACGCCTCCACGGCGGTAGTAACCGCGCTGTTGGACGTGTGCCAGAACTACCGCATGGACTGCCTGGCTTTGATTGACCCGCCGTTCGGCTTGACTGTCAAGGAGATTATCTCCTGGCAGAACGGTACACACCCGCTCAACCTGACTCGCTTCGACTCCAACTACGGCGCTCTCTACTGGCCGTGGGTCAAGGTCAGCGATTCCTACAACCGCGTTGACGTGTGGGTGCCGCCATCGGGCAGCGTGATGGCGACCATCGCCCGCTCCGACTTCCTGTCGGCCCCGTGGTTCGCACCAGCCGGCATGACCCGTGGCCTGGTGCCCGGCGTCACGGATGTGTTTAACCGTCCGACTTTGGAGGAGCGCGACCTTATGTACGGCAATCGCAATGCAATTAACCCGATCATCCAGTTCACGGACGTGGACGGCTACCTGATCTGGGGCCAGAAGACCTTACAGCGTAACCCCACGGCGTTGGACCGCGTAAACGTTCGGCGCTGCATGTTCACAATCGAGAAGCAAATCCGCACGGCGGCTCGCTCTCTGCTCTTTGACCCGAACGACGCGATTATGCAACGGCGGTTCACGAGCTTGGCGGACTCCATCCTCAGCACGATCAAGGTCGGTCGCGGATTGTATGACTACCTGATTGTAGCGGATTCGAGCCTGAACACGCCGGACGTGATCGACCGCAATGAATTCCGGGCGCGAATTGGTGTTCAGCCAACGCGAGCGGCAGAATTCATCTTCATTGAATTCTCGATCCACCGCACTGGCGACTTTACCAGTCACGGTGCCCCAACGTTTAACTAAGGAATAAAGGAGAAATAACCTATGTCTGCTTCTGGTGAAAGTTGCAAAATGGGCATTGGCCCAATCGGTGGACCGGGCGTCGTCTTCAAGCGTAAGTTTAGATGGCTTTTCTCCATCCAGACGAACTGCAAGAAGTCCGGTAACCCGGCTGGTTATGTCCCGCCGAGTATCGTAAAGCTCGCCGCGCGACCGAACCTGACCATTGAGGAAACCGAAATCAACTTCCTCAATGCCAAGATGTGGATTCCCGGCAAGGGTGCGTGGGAAACCATCACGGTTACCTACTACGACGTTGGCGGACTCGGCTCCGCGATGTCGGCACTATTCGGCTGGTTGGCAACGGTATACGACTTTACCGACTCCGAAAACCTGTGCCAGTCGTCCAAGCAGGAGAGTTACGGTGCGAAGGGCACCCTCCAGCTTTTCGACGGCTGCGGTAATCAGATGGAAGAATGGACTCTTGGTAATATGTGGCCACAGGCCATCAACTTCGGTGAGCTTGATTATAGCTCCTCGGAAGAAGTCACGGTGGAACTAACCCTCCGTTACTCCGAAGTCGATTACCTGGCGGCATCCGACTGCGGCGGCACCTTCGAGGCTTGCTGCGACGGTTGCGGTTGGCCCGGCCAAATCCCCTTCTAAGCAGGGTCCGGGTCTGAATAATGTCTTTCCTGTCGCCCCGCCAGCATCCTGGCGGGGCGATTTCTTAACACGAGGAATAATATGGCGTGCGGCGACGGCCAAAAGATGGGTATTAGTTGGCATACCAATGCCTGCTTTCGCAGAAAAAACAGATGGATTATGCGCATTGATGACATAGCCGATGACGGCACTAACGCGCTGCCACCGCAGAAGTCCGCACGCCCCAGCCTGACCTTGAAGGAAGTAGAGTGTCAACACCTGACTGAAACCGTTTACTTCCCGACCAAACCCGACTGGAAACCCATCAGTCTCGTCCTCTACGACATCAAGGGCCAAAACAATCCCGTCATGGACTGGATCAAACGAGTGTACAACGTTTCGGCAAGCAGCGCCACCTGGGGACCATCTTGCGGCAACAGATTCAAACGGGAGGCAATCCTAACTCTGTACGACGGGTGCGGCGCGACTATAGAAACCTGGCACTTTCAGAATGCTTGGCCGCAGGTGGCCGAGTTCGGAGACTTGGAAATGAGTTCGTCCGACGTTGTGGTGTGTGAAGTAACCCTTCGCTATGATCGTGCTTATGTGGTCGTCACCGGCCAGGGCGGCGGCGGCGGCAACAGCAATAGCGGCGGCGTGCCTAGCGCTGCTCGGAGCAATAGCGGTAGTGGTGCCGGCGGACCCCAACAAACACCCGGCTTTGGTAATTCGGGTAGCCCAGGTGGTCCTAACGCTGCTGCCGCCGCCCCGCTAAGCGGCAACAGAATGCCCCCAGGTGGTTCCGGCGGCATGGGGACCGCCAATCCAAGCGGCGGCGGTTTGCCAGGCGGTTTTGGCGTCGGCATCGGCTCTGTGAGCGTGGGAGCCAACCCTCAAAGCGGTTTCACCGGCACCGGCCAGATTAGTTCGGGGCCTTTCGGCGGTCCACTAAATACGTTTATCAACGTCGGCGGCGCAATCATGCAATATAT